CAACTGCGCTGTTAAATGTTCCAGTAAAATTAGCAATAAGACTGCTATTTCCAATTCCAGTGTTACCATTAACATTGGTTGTATTGTTAAGTGCTTGTGAACCTATAGCAACATTTCCATTACCAGTCACATTGTTTTGAAGAGTGCGATAACCAATTGCAGTATTATTAAGTGCAGTACTTAAATTTTCTAAAGCCTGTGCACCAATAGCAATATTGTTATTTCCTGTTGTCTGAGATGCTAGGGCTCTATTTCCAAAAGCAAGTCCGTCACTTGATGTTGTATTAGAACCTAGTGCTGTATTACCAATTGCAAGGTTATTAGTTCCACTTGTATTATTTCCTAATGCTGAAGAACCAATAGCTAAATTATTAGTTCCAGTTCCTGCTCCATTATTAATAGCAATTCCATCAACAAAAATTGGTCCAAATGTTGAAGAATTAGATAAATCAGTTGCACCAGTAAATACAGAAGTGCTAAAGTTAATTGGACAGTTAATTATTGTATAAGATCCACCAGTTACTGAAACTGGCTGTGTTGTTGTTCCAAATGCATTAAATGCCTGAGTATTAAACATTGCAAGTTGTCCAGCAGCAGAACTAACTGGATATGTAGCAGAAGAAAATACTGATGAATCAACAAGGAATGTGAAACCATTTGTGTTAATTACAGTTCCAATACTTTGAACATTTCTAAAAGTTACTATAGCAGAACCATTGTTTATTGTAGGAATACCTACAAAAGCACACTCATCAAAACGAGTTTGTCCAGAACCTGTAATTGATATGGTAGAAGTAATTGAATTTCTTGCACCTTTAACAAATAAACTACCACTAGAGCTCTTATTTGTTGCAAGTTGAACAGAACAATTATTTACATATGCATTAGCAGTTCCTGTAACATCAAGAGTATTAATAGTTAATCCATTTAATACTGCATTAGTTGCAGCAGAACCTATTGTTAGGGTTCCTTGAATAAATACTGCACTATTTCCAAGACTTTCAATGTTGGCTGCAGATATATTAATACCTGCAAATGCTGGAAGAGTAGGGCTTTCCACATATGTTCCTGGATAAACTATAAGTGTATTTCTTGTAGAATCTACTAATGTTAAAGCATGTGTGATTGTTGCTACTGGCTTTACTAAATCGCCGTTTCCAGTTGTATCATTTCCATCTGTTCCTGATACATAAATTACTCTGTCGTATCCCGCAAAATCTGGTCCTGTGGCACCTGTGGCACCAGTACTTCCACTGACTCCTGTTGCTCCTGTAGCTCCTGTATCACCAGTGACACCTTGAGGACCTGTAGGTCCTGTGTCTCCAGTTACGCCAGTAGGTCCTGTAGGACCTGTATCTCCTGTAACGCCAGCAGCACCTGAAGGTCCTGTGGCACCAGTTACTCCTTCAGGTCCTGTTGGACCTGTTGGACCTGTTGCTCCAGTTGCGCCAACTGGTGATGTTGAATCTAGTGATCCGTCACCCTTAACATACTGAGTAGATGTTCCACCACGAGTAACAAATGATTTTGCAATAGCACTATTATTCCATTGTGAATCAACTGTTAGTGATGTTCCACCAGTAAAGTCAGAACCAGCATAATCTAATACTGAATTAATAATTGAATAACTTCCAGCAAGTTGAACTGGCTTTTGTGCACTTCCTGCAAAGTTAAGTACCTGAGTATTGTATAGATATGTAAAAGATCCTGAAGCTGCTGTAACTGGATATGTACTATCACTATAAACTGCTGTATCAGTAAGATATAGAGTTCCTGCTGTTACTGTTGCTCCATAGACATATTTATGATTTATAACTTTAACAACAGCACTTGCATTATTTATAGTAAGGGCATGAAGTCCAAATCCATCATCAAACTGAACTAGACCTGATCCTGTAATATTAATAGCATTAGCTGCATTTCCTCTTAAATCTTTAAATAATACTGTTCCAGTACTACTCTTGGTAACTGTTCCTATTATGGTACAAGCATTAAAAGTTGCATTTGCATTACCTTGAATATCAACAGTTTGAATAAACAATCCATTAAGTGTATTAGCTGTTGCTCCATTTGGAATAGTAACAGTTCCATTAATTCTTGCTGAAACATTGAGTCCGCCTTGATAAGTAACACCACTTATTTGAGTTGTAGCATTTGAAAGGACTGGCAATGTAATATTTTCAGTATATGTACCTGGATAAACAACTACTGTATTTCTAGTAGCCGTCATTAATGACATTGCATATGTAAGTGTAGCTACTGGCTTTGTTAGATCACCGTTTCCAGTTGAATCGCTACCGTCTGTACCTGAAACATAAATTACTCTATCGTATCCAGCAAAGTCTGGACCTGTAGCACCAGTTGCGCCAGTTGCGCCAGTGCTTCCACTAACTCCTGTGGCACCAGTTGGTCCTGTATCGCCAGTAACACCTTGTGGTCCAGTAGCACCTGTAGTTCCTACGCCTGTAGGACCTGTTGGGCCTGTATCTCCAGTTACTCCTTGTGGGCCTGTGGCACCTGTTGCGCCAACGGCACCAGTTACACCAGTAGGTCCAACATCTCCAGTAACGCCTTGAGGTCCTGTGGCACCTGTGGCACCAGTATCTCCTGTAACTCCTGTTACGCCTGTGGCACCTGTAGGTCCTGTGGCTCCTGTGCTTCCTGTTGCTCCAACTGGGCCTGTAGCTCCAGTAGGTCCAACGATACCTGCACTAAAGACTACAAAAAGAACATCATGGTTATTAGCAAAGTTAGTTGTTCCTGTTCCACCTGATGTTACAAGTGTTACTGGAATCTCAACATATCCTGTTTGTAATGTTGGTGTAGCAGATACTGTAAACTTTTGGAAGTTACCAGAAACATTGCTGTCTTGAATAATTAAAGTATCGTTTGTCTTAATCAAAGCCAAGAAGATATCAATATCAAATCCATCTAAATCAATATGGCTTACATTGATTTGTGTTGCATTAATCTGTGTTGCGTTGTTATAAATAATATGTGTGTTGCCAGGATCACCTGATGTAGATGTAGTCTTGATTTTGTAATCATAGAAACTAGATGATCCACCGTCTGCTCCTGTGGCTCCTGTAGGTCCAGTCGCTCCTGTGGCACCAGTACTTCCTGTTGCTCCAGTACTTCCAACTGGTCCTGTAACTCCTGTAGGACCAACATCGCCTGTAACACCTTGTGGGCCAGTACTTCCTGTTGCTCCAACTGGACCTGTGCTTCCTGTGGCTCCAGTATCTCCTGTAACACCTTGTGGGCCAGTTGCTCCAGTTACTCCTTGTGGGCCAGTTGCTCCAACTGCACCACTTACTCCTGTAGGACCAGTTGATCCAGTATCGCCAGTAACACCTTGAGGTCCAGTAGCACCTGTTGCGCCAACGGGTCCTGTTGAACCAGTATCTCCAGTTACACCTGTAACACCTGTAGCTCCAACTGATCCTGACGGACCTGTTGCTCCTGTAGTTCCTACTCCTGTAGCACCTGTAGGTCCAGTTGCACCTGTAGCACCTGTTGCACCAACTGATCCTGACGGACCTGTTGCTCCTGTAGTTCCTGCTCCAGTAGCACCTGTTGATCCTGTAGGGCCTGTAGCACCTGTTGCACCAGTTACGCCAGTTACTCCTGCAGGACCTGACGGTCCTGTAGCACCTGTTGCACCAGTAGGTCCACCTGCAGGTCCTGTTGGGCCAGTAGGACCAACACTTCCTTGTGGACCAGGGGCAGTAACTGTGACAATGTTGTTTGTTTCGTTAACAACTACTTGATTTGATATTGACGACATTATCTTGTTACCTCTCCACTTACTGTTACTGTTCCTTGAATTAAACGAGTTCTAACTCCGCCAACACTTAGTTCTAAATCATATACATAAAGACCTGCATCAATAGCTGCCTGCTCATCTGTTGCTACTAAGTTTAATGTTCCTGTAAGAGGAACAATTGTAATTCCTCCGTTTGAAGTTGACAAAGTTAATACAGGAGTATCAGAATCAAACTTACGACGAACCTGCATCTCTGCTGTATAGCCAGTTAGGTTAATTGGTGTACCGTTTGGATTGTTATAGACTATTTGTAGCGTCCATGTAGAACCCTGATCAAGTGTAAAGTTATAAATGCCTGCTATAGCCATGTTATTCTTTCTCCGTAGCCCAGATTAAAAATCCGCCAAGTGCGATAAAACTAACAGGAGGAAAAATCAAAAATAAGCCATATGCTGCTAGTGCAACTCCAACTACTTCAGTCGTTAATGACCAGTCTATGTTTGGCTTCTTTGTTTTCATGTTTCTCCTTTATAGTGAATAGTATCTTGCTACAGGCTTTACTGGAACTGGCACTGTGGCACGATCATAAGAAAAGATTGATGCTACGCAAGCGTCAATCTTCTTTTTGCTGTTTGCTTTTTGAATCATAAGTCCTCTTGACGATGTTTTAGTCATAGAGTTTGCTACATGTCTATTTAATGCTTCGTGTCCAGAGTGTGTAAATGATCCATTCATGACTGCCTCATAAAATTTAGCAGTTGCAGGAACCATGCGTTCTGCAGTATTTGGATAAGACACTACTGGCATTCCTTCCTCATCAAACAACATAAATGTTCTTGAGTATCTTGCAGGATCAAAAACAATCTCTCTCATGCTATAGTCTGGGTTTCTATAAGCATCAATGATTGTCTGTTCTACTTCTGCCACTGGAATCCACCAGTTTTGATCTGCATCATCTGGTCTTTCCCAAATTGCGAGTACATCTAGGTGAGGTTTTTCTCCTCCAAGGTACCAGGCAACTATAGCAGTTGAGTCTCCGTTAAAAGATCCATCAAATCCAAGTATAACATCTTCTTGTGGAACATGCTCTCTGTTTTTTAAAGTTAATGCATCCCATGCGTCAGTAGGTATCCATGTCTGGGCACTGTCTGTCCATAGATTAAGTCTTTTAGTTTTAAATTCAGCTTCTGGTGTTAATAATGAGGCAGACTTCATATCATCTGCGGATAATATGTCTCCATATGAAGGATTTGCTAATTTCCAGTTATTTTCGTCCTTGTAATTTAGCTTTTCATCGCCCTGATACCAGGCAAAAAAGAAAGAAGGATCTTCAACTTCGCCCTTTGATAATTGAACACCTCTTTGATACATTTGATAGCAAAGTGATTCTTTACCAGATGAGTCATATTTTGTGCCTGCAGTTGTGATTGCAACTAGCATTGGCTCAAGTCTTGCACCCATAGATAGAGACATAGTGTCGTATAGTTCTCTATTTGGCTGTGAATGAAGCTCATCAAATGCTACAAATGTAGAATTAAGACCTTCTTTAGTAAATGCTTCTGAGGATAATGCTCTATATACTGTTCCTGTTCCAGGATTATATATAACATCTCTATATGTTTCTAATACGGCTGATAGTTCTGGCTCTAATTCAATCATTCTCTTTACCGTCTTGAAAATAATCTTAGCCTGGTCTTTATCTGCCGCACAAGAATAGATCTGACCACCATTTACTCCAAGCAATAGCTGCTCTAGTACTAAGGTAGCAAGAAGTGCAGACTTACCTGCTTTGCGAGGAATACCAATTAAGGCACGGCGATGTTTTAGAAGGCCATTCTCATCTTCTGCATATAAATGTAGTAAAAGTTCTTTTTGCCATGGGCGTAAGACTAATTTGTCTCCAACATTACCTGCAATTGAGTCTTCTGTAATACGACATAGCGTCTCAGCGAAATCAATTACATCATATCCACGACTATTTTTTAATTGAAGTGCCGAAATTTGAGAGAGATATGTTGGAGGCCAATGTTCTATTTTGTTCTCCATGATTAACCTCTAAATGCTAACGAGAGCCTATCCTTGTCAAAATCAATAGATATGATTTCTACCTGCACATCATGGCCAATTGTAAATTGCTCAGGAGTCCATTTGCCCATCTTAGATTGATGGATTAATCCAGATACTAAACCAAGTGAAACAAATACTCCAAAGTTAGTAACTCCTGAAACTTTGCCAGTATGCACTTGGCCTACTGCCAATTTGCTAAATTGAATCTTCTTGTTTTCCTTTTGATCATTCTCAATAAGTGCTTTTCGTGAAATAACGATATTGCCCTTTGCTCTATCAAACTGAATAATCTTGGCATCTACAATTTGGCCAATATAGTTAGCCAAGTCCTCTGATTTATCAACATGGAATTGAGATGCTGGCAAGAATGCTCTTACTCCAATATCTACAATCATGCCACCTTTGACTAATTTAGTGATTTCGCCAGAGACCACTTTATCCTTAGAGTTATATATGGCCTCTACTGTGTTCCACAGAATTTCTAATTCCGCTTCTTTTGTAGATAGGACATATTGGCCTTCATTGTCTATAGATATTACAGTTGCTTCTAAAACTTGGCCAATGGACACTAGGTCATTAATATCAAATGATCTTTTAGCTGATAGCTCTTTCTTTGGAATGTGACCTTCTGTCTTACAGCCAATATCTAGAAGTACACCTTCACGATCAATTTGAACTACTGTTCCTTTGACAATATCTCCAATCATGTATGATTTCATGGATTCGTCTATTGCTCTTAGGAAATCTTCTAGTGTTCCTATGTCGTTAATTGCTACTTGGTTCATACTCAGCCCCTTGGTCATTTACTGCCTCTTCTTCAAAAATTACTTTGGCACGGTTGTGCCTTTTCTCCAACAACTTATCAATTGAAGTTGCTGCTTTTACTTCTGCAACACCTAGACGAGATCTAGAAACTGGATCAAAGCCCAGCGAGGTCAACGAATCTGTGTAAGCTTTATTAATTGCCACATATGCCTTAGCATCTGCTGGCTCTGTGGAAATCATATAACGGTCTCTCGCAGCCTCATTAGCATCAGCCAAATGTGCTGCATTCTTAATTGCCTCAATATCACTAACAGGACTTAACCAAGTTACAGCCACACCCCAGGCACGATTCCATAAATCTAATCCAGATTGATTTAAACTTTCTGGTGGTGTTGGTATTTCCATAGCCATAGGCAAATGCGTAATCACATTCAAATCAGGCAAAGGTCTTCCACCTGGGTTTCCCATGACTCTTTTAAGCTCATTAGGCTTAGGTGGTCTGCCTGCAATTGGTTGTGACATAATTGGTTAATTTCCTCTTCTAAAAACTATTAGCCAAGAATGGCTTTAATCTTCTCAACTGACCAGCCAGTACGATTGGCTGCATCCTCAATATCTGCATCTAAAGCTACACCATCAGTTAAATAAACATGAGTTTGACCACCAGTTTCCTGGTCCACAATTACTCTTGCTTCACGATTTTCTGTCATTATTTTCTCCAATTAATTTTTCATCATTTTGAAACTTGGTTGACACTTTTGTCCCAAATGTCCAAATCTAGGAATTTCGCTATATTATATGCGAAAGGGCAGCCAGGGTATGCAAGTATTTTTTACAACCATGATTTTACCCGTACCCAGGGTATGCCAGGGACGGGGGCAGGTGTTTTCCCTTTATTTTATGTTTATATTAATTAACCTTTAGAACTATTGCATTTCCTACATAATACAGAAATATTGTCTAAGGTATTTAGTCCTCCATTGGCAATTGAGAGTATATGATCTGCCGTGAGGTCTTTATTTGTGCCGCATTTTGTACACCAAGGCTGTAATTCTCTAGCTAATCTTGATAACTTTTGCCATTCATAGTCATACTTATTATGTCTTCTTCTAGGGTTCCTTGCTTGATGTAATCTTGTACACTGATTACACCTAGATGCCCTGACCAATATTCCACATGATGAACAAGGCTTTAGGAACTTCATATGTAATTAATCTAATTCTTCATTGATATGATTGCATTCTTCACAGTCTACATCATTATCATAATTGTCATACTTGACTAGGCTAGCCATGTGGTGGTCAAATAATATTATTGCTGTAGATCCAGCTCTATTTAATAATGAATCAATAGCATCAAATGATAGTCTCTCATCTGTATCTAATTGAACATTAACTGCTGCTAGGGAAATAGATATATTAAACATTATATGTTCCTCTGTTAGTATTGTTACTACTACTTATGTCTCTATTGATCCCGTCCAGTTTTTGGGTAGGCTCCGCACAGTTATCTATAGTATACACTAATATTTAAATTAGTCAATTAGTCTTCTTGCTTTAGCAATAGCTGATATGTCATAGAGTCCATGCTTTGTAGGTATATTGTGGTCTCTAACTATCTTATTAAGATCTACCTTAGTTAGGTTCATCCATAGACAAATAGCATCTATATCTAGCCAAAAGGTTCTATTAGGATTATTCATAGCCAAGGCTAATAGTCTATATAGCGTCCAAGAGGTACGACATTTATGGCATGTTACACCTGCTAATAAATTCTCTATATCTATGACGATATGTGCTCTACATTCCTCAGTAGGACATGGGATCCTTCTTGGTTGTTCTATGAATCTCTTATTACAGGCCATGCCTTTACTGTGTAGTTCCTTTATCTGTCCCGCAAACTCTTCCACCCAATCCTGTTGGACTGTCCATTCAAGATGGGCTAAGTGGAATGAGACTGTTGCAGCAACCTCTAAATCCACTGTGGCTTCTCTCTTCAGTAAGGCTGGAGGAGTTAGCGACCTACATCTACGGATAAGGGCTTCATACTTATGCAGCAGCCCCAGAAGTTCCTTACCCATAGAATAATCAAGAGCATTCACATTGAGTCCAATAGGTCTCTCTGTGCTTGGTGAGCCTGAACCAGACTTACCTGGAGTAACATATGAAGCAGCACCTTGTTGTAACTCAGGCAACTCAGTAAGATTAGACTTAAGAGTACGATACTGACTCTTAGTCAACTTACCTTCATTCATATTGTTATCCATAGTTAACCTTTTGGTTTCTCTAATTGATTAAACAAATCATCAACAGTCTTAATGTCTTTAAACTCTTTGTGAACTACTGCTTGCTCAACATGTTCCCTTGACCATTCTTCTACCTTGCGCTGTCTTGCTTCTATCTTCTTTTGATTAGCAGGAATTGCAATGCAAGCAATCAATGCTGCCCAACTAAATAGATACGACATAAGTGCCCAAAATATTACTCTCTT